GGTGGTCCGGAGACCGAGTTTTCTTTTATGTCATTTTACTTATACATAATCACTACATTACAAAATAATACTTTAAAATATAAGAAAACTATATAACTCTTAAATCTATGCACTTATAAGCATTAAACTACTATTGCTATAAATCAAAGCTGCGTGCAAAAGAGATAGTAAGAGAGGAAGCCTGGATTAGTCGGTTTATGTAAATAATTTGGCCTCCTTTTGAAAATAAATCAAAACTCAGCACATGTGCTGAAATTCGGGTTCAAGGACGTTTCACTTCCATTTGTCAAAGCGAGTCCGCTTGATTGTAAAAAGTGAACGTAAAGCTCTGATTACCTTGAACAAGCCTGGCAAGAAAATTATGATTGCCATTATTAAAGTGATCAATAGCCAGGCTGATAACAGGCTGGATGTCAATGAGAGCATCCAGATGTTAAACGCATCTGTCCAGATGCGAGAGGAAATATACTCCTCAACCACTACTCCTTCGAGTGGTGTGATGGTAATGTTTAACGTCTCTGTTGATGTTGTGTTACAGTAGACGGTTGTGTTGTAGAACGCTCCCTGCACAATGTTGGCCAAAGATCCGTTGACGTGGGACCTGGTGCAGACACTGTGGCATACTAGCAGGTAACCTTCATGGCAGAGGGTGTTGACTACTACTTGCAGTCTTGGAAGTGACTTGCAAAACCCAAGGATTAAGGTTTCGTTAACAAGATAGTATCGCAAAAATTTGTAGCCATGAATTTGTTGCCAAAGGGGGCTGGTATAAATTGAAGCTAGTATGAAAGCCGAATGTGATGACACAAAGGCATCGAGATCAGTCCATGATTGATCTATGAAGCGTTTAAAAAGATGCTGTGACAAGTGTTCTTGATGACTCACACTGTAAACGTCTGGCGGATCTGTTAGCAATGTCTCGTATCGCAGACTTCTAGACACCGTTGTGACCTGGGTGCCATTAAAGGGGATGCTGATGTTAAAATTATTAAGATAACAGATTGGGCTGTACTGAGTGACGTTCACATAACAATACGTGTTATTCCACGTATGGTACATGGCTTTATTTGCATGGAATGAATAAAGACTTGTGTTGGTGTGGTCTAATTCGTTGGCATCACAGGCTCTAATTTTATACATGCTGTTATAATGAGTTCCGTTGTAGACGCTCATGTTATGGATGTGCAAATTTTCCCCTAATTCTAATGACGTATGCTTCTCACAAAAAAGGTGACAGCCTGATTCTAGGGGAGTTGTGAGATTTATTACGTTAAAGTGGTCGTTTGAAACTATGTGGCAGAGATTTTCGTATAAAACGATCATTATTGGCTCTGTGTGATGTCGCGCAACGCAAGCTTCATCCTTCACAGTGTGGAAATAGTGTTCTCGGATTGCATAACACTGTGTACCAAACAGGAAAATGACTAAAAACCGTATGTGAAAGCTCAGGGATAGGATGAGTCCGCTGAACAAGAGAGCGCTGATGATGGCACCTGATGAGGTTCGCTTGAATTGTGGTGGTGGCAGTGGTGACTTATAAGCTTCTATCCTCAATCCATCGGCAAGGTTGATCTTCGCTCTGCCGGAACAGGTACCTATGTGCACGATTCGATCTGCGAGCAAGATGTGATTTGCTACTCTGCATGTTGGAAAGCACAGGACGAGTAGGTGGTTGCTAAGACACGCGACCCTCTGCTCATACACATAACTGACGCTTGTGCATTCGAATACCTTACCAAGAATAACTTTGTATCCAGTGTGTAAGGCAACGTGGAACATCAAGAATCTATTATTGTAGAACAGGTTGAAGGCAGTCTGTAAGTTTTTGTTATTGCGAACCGTCTGGTTGTAATGAATGACGGTCACGTTGACTCCTGGTGTTACTACTCCGTTATCAAAAATGACCTGTGCTTCTTCAGATCGATATTTAGTCATATACCTACACTGCCTATTTAAATACCCTGGCCCGGGGCAGAACTGTCCGATCCCGAGCGTCCCGCCAAACCATGTTCCGTTGTGCGTCTTGTCAAAATTTGGGCGATTGATGCCTCCGCACATATAAGGATGTAAAAACTTTTGCTTTGATAATAGATGGCTTCCGGGCATGTATGGCATGATTGATTTCTGCTGATACAAAATTTCTGACCCTTTTAGTTCGTGACCAGGATCTACAACCACGAATGGGTAGATGTCACAGTTGCAAGCTAATTTCTTATAGGTTATGCCCCCTTGAGTAAAGGTATAATAAGGCTTGCAGTAGGGGACATAAAAACCTCCTCGATCTATGTTGTTAAAGGCCGACTCGAGGTGGTCTATATCTGAGCATGACACCACTGGTGTTATTGTGGGTATGCTATGAAGAGAAGCATCGTCAGTGCATAGTATGTCGTGTTCAATGTTCTCCTCGACCTTAGACGATATGCTCACAGAGCCAAGATGCAAATCAACATGGTCCTCACGAACCAGGTGGAATTGATTGCATTGATGGCCTTCTGAAGACAATCGCCAGCAGGACGAGGATCTGAAGACAGTACATGCACAGGCCAACGCCAAGAACAAATAAAGAAAGTCCATAGTTGCCAGTAAGGATGTCGGTTATGCCGTGAGCATAGCCCTGAATGATTGTAGTAGAAAGCGTAGATAGAAAATTACCCATAGTAGTAAAAACAAAAGTGAGAGACCTACAGAGACGTAGGGAACTACATATGAGTATCTGCTGATAGAAAAGACTATTCCGTCAAAGACGCCCATTAGGCGATGTTGAGTTTGCCGGTGTCGATTGCAATTTCTTTAACGAAGCCTTTCTTCAGGCTGGCTGTGACTTTTTGGCCGTTTTGATAAACTTCCCAGGATCTACCTAGTGCTACTCCCTTGATAGATGATGATACGCCGTCGCTGGTGATGTAGATTGGCTCTGAAACCGGGATTACTTGTGAACCCGTAACGACGAAAGTAGAGTAGCAGAGGGATCTGATTCCTCCAATTTTAAAATTTCTGCAGGCTCTGACTAGTGCGATGGTAATTCTAATCAGATACACTAGAGCGCAAACGCCTCCTATTATTCCCACGACAATAGATGTCACTGAAGTCGGGTTAGCAGTGAGCGTTGACACTTCAAGTTCTTTTACGACGTCATACACGTCAACAGCTGAGCAAAAGACGAGGGACAAGAGAGTGAATGCTGCGAAGATGGTTCTCATCCAGCTCTTGTGACACGCCAGGAGCAAAATTATGATTATGTAGAGGTCGATTAAGAAACCTGCAAGAAAGAGGGATCCAAATACAAGTTTTTCCTCGATATCGAGGATTAGTGTGGCGTTGTGGGCTGGACCGCTAAAATTTCCGGTACAGCTCAAGGAGACAGATGAGAGAGAGGCCGAGTAAAGAAACTCTAGGCCTGAAGAAGCGTAACCTTTGCACGTCATGTTGTTGTTTAAGCGTGCACTCCGACGTCAACGTTGTAACCGTTCTCAGTCTTCACGACTTGGCCGTAGCCTTGTTTAAGAACTAGGGTGATTTTGCTAATGAGGCTGGCGAGGTTGGCTGAGTTCATGGTTCTGCGAGCGTCGGTTGGGAGCAAGTCTGGGTTCAAAAATGTCGGCTTGGTTGGTGGCTTCTTCTTTTCTTGGACGTAGACGACCTGAGGGCTTGGCTGTACGAAGCGGGCTCTTTGCCTCGGGGCAGTGTTACGTCGCGCTTGCTGAAAGGGACGAGTGTTACGCCCTTTATTTTGATTGCTCCCACGGGCCCTGGAGGGCATGCTTCTACTTGTTTTGCCTGCCATTTTTGGAAAAAACGAATTGCTATAGAATGAGAATTTCGAACAATACAAAAGACAGGAATAGAACAATAATCAAAATCTCTAGGGTATTTGGCTCTGGGCTGTAGTCTGTTGTTATATCTTTCAGATTTTGGTGTTTGAAAGACGTTGCCATAAGAGCGCTTCATGAAACTTTATTAAGATACGCTAAGGTGAGACACACTGAAAGCTTGGACGCTTCAATATGCGCTTTGAGAACACCTGCGTTTAGTCTGGTGAGCAACTTTTCAGTCACCAGAACCCTTGGTCCCAGGTAGTTAGCCAATCTTGATCCTGGGTGCTTTTGGGATTTCATCCGAATTATATCAACCGGTCCCCATCTCTTAGGCAGGTCGGAGTACAGATAGTATCTAACGCATCCGAGCCTGAAAACACTTGTCAGCCTAGAGATTACTGGGGGGCATCCAAGCGGTGATAAAAGAACTACCATTGGGTTTGTCAAGCAAGGTAGTCTGGCCTCTTCTGACGTGACATAGACATCAACATCTGTGTCATTAGGCAGGCCTAAGCAGTCACCCCCTATCGTTGGACAGGTCGTGAAGGTGAATGCGTTGAGCATGGTGTACAGACCCCGCCTGTATGTCTCCATGTCTGTTTCTGGAATTACATAAGAAGTGTGATTAATCCAATTCATAAAGCGCACTGGGCGAAAGTTGATGGTTGCCGTGATGACTTTGCTCACACCTTCTTCGGGGATAATTTCGAACCAGTCTTTGAGGTGAATGTCTGTCAGAGAACAGATAGCTTTGGTGCTACCGCAGCCGTCTGATACTCCTACGACATCGTCTAGCTTGTCTGGTAGGTACGGGCTTAAGACGTGATGACAGCCCATAATGGTTCCCTTCTTGGGCCAACCTGATACAGCGTGACCGAATTTAGGATTTCCAACATAGTCATCCTCTCCTGGCAATACCTTTTTGAAGTTTGTCTCTATTCTTCCTGTGGACAAAATTGATTTTGGGAGGATTGCTGTACGGCCATCTACAAAACGAGTGATGTAAAACACGGTGTTATCTGCTACGAAAACTGAATTGCCAACGGCGTAGCCGCAGTTCTTCATTTCAAAGCTGTTCTCATCATGCCTCGTCTTGCTGACCATTAAGCCATTTTCCATTGGCTTATTGGACAGAATGGGGACGTAGTCCCTCGCTTCCTCGGGGATTATGGGCAAGATTGGAAAAGTGTCTGAGAACCCTATCCCTAGATTTCTGAGCACGACCGGCAATGGTGTGGGGAGATTTGTTTCTGGAGTGACCCCACAGCTTAAGCAAAGGAACCCTGGTGTTGTAGGGCAGTTACCTGGCTTGTTGGTGGGGTAGCTTGAGTGGGTTACATTTGGCTTGAAAATGAGACCTGGAGCGAATTTGACTTGCTCTAGTGGTGTTCTGGTAACACACGCCAACATGATAGCATCACTCAAAGGCTCATGGGCCAGGCCATGAAATTCAGAACAGTGCTCATTGTGAAGTTTCTCTAGAGGACCAGAGGGAGTTATTACGTCTATGTGAAAATGTGTTTTAAGGATGGGTTTACCGTGGGACCGGCAGATGATGACCTCGCCGTCAGATGTTCCCACGTATGCACTGCACACGACGCAGTTTCCCATTTCAGTGTGGAGCTCCAATAGACTTGGGACGTCAGATGACGAGTAGCTTCTAACCACTCGGTGCTCAAGCATCTCTGCGAGCCTGACGGTGTTCCTAGTGCGTACGTTCAATGATGCTTTCTTGTAGATGTGATGGGCTTTCTCAAAGCCTTTGTTTGAAAGAACGCTTCCCAGGTCATGGGATGGTAGGATTATGGGGCCTGATAACACATCGGTGTCGTTGATGCAGCCTACTTGGATGGCTACATTCTTATGCTTGGTTGACGACACTCTTATTTTACCAAATTCAAAGTCGACGCACGCGTAACTGATTGATGTCTCTGGGGCCGTTAGGTGAAACCCGGCGGCTTCGATGCAACCCTGGGGGTCATAGATGTTTAAAACACTTTTTGCCCTTGTGATTGCGACGAGAATGCGTGACTTGTTGCAGGTGAATGAATTCTTTGTGTACAGATTTACTGTTGCTTCTTCTACTGTCAGCCCTTGACATGAGTCAATGGTGCAGTGGCCTGCTCTTCTTTCTCTTTGGTATGCACACATAACTAAACCGCTGTTACCAGGTTTTTCCAGAAAGTTAATTTTTAAATCAGGTCTGGGGCTGGTAATAGGTGACTTATACAGATGCTGGATCGCGGCTACCATGTTATTTCCGAATCGGTAGCACACGTTTAGTTGCTCAATTTGCAGGCCTGCAGGCCAGACACACGCTGATGGAGCCCCGACAACTACGTTGGATAGCTGGTTGGGGTCACCGACTAAGATGGTTTTAGAAGAATGACCGATCAGAGAACAGATAGATGCTGGGCTTCCCATAAAGCACTCGTCTAGCACTACCCTTCGTGAGGTGTCATAAGGATAGCAATTCAGAGTGGAAACGAGAGGTCCTTCATTCTTGTCACTGGGGATCATGTCTACTAATTGCAGTTTTGGACGCTTTGGGATACATCCCTTGCCAGCTTGATTGAGGCAGCTGACATGTTCGTTTGAGCAAGCATTGGTTACGCTAATGATGGCATCTAATTCTGAGTACAAGTTGTTCACAATGTGATAGGTTTTTCCTGTACCTGGAGGTCCGATGATGAGGGACACGCGGCCTTCTCTTAGGGCCTTGTTAAACGTGCGAAAGCAGCCTCGGTTGGATGGTTTCATGGGCTTGCAGTCATAGATTCCGTCTGGAATTTTACAAGATGACACTACGGTTCCGTCTGCGCGGATGACCATGTTACAGTGCTTCCAGGAATATCTATTTCCTCGAATCCTCGGATCTCGGACGCTTCCTTGTGAAATTTGGATGGAAACGATTTTCTCACTTTCAATTACTTCTTGATTAAAGACAGCGAGTCCATGACAATAATACTCTTCAGGTGTTACTTCTCCAGTCATGAACGTCAGAACCTTGTCTGAACACTTCTCGTGCTGCCTCAGGAAAAACAAATCTTCGAGTGCATACAAATTGTCTTCGTTGCACTCATCACAGCGGACTCCCTTTTGGGTCATACTGAGACCTGACACTCTACCGCAATCGCACGATAGTTCATAGTATCCGGTGTGATTATTGGCCTTACAATGATGGGCAAGACAGCCTACACACATGGTGATATGTGCGGCACAGGTGGCGCAATAGGTACTACAATAAGCGCCACAGAAAGTACATGTTCCTGAACTTTCTTCAGTCACTGCTGGGTGGATGGACATGATATTTTCTTTTGACCAAATTTTCCCAAAGTCTTCCATTCCATACTTGCTGCACAGCTCTTGAAATACTGAATAGGCTGTGTTAAACAATGCGGGGTTGGTTTTGCTGATTCCTACATTGCTGATTAGCACGCCTTGAACGTGCTCTACTAGGGCAGTGACAGTTCTACATTGTGTGTGAACTAGGGATGAGATGAATCTGTCCTCTTGTGGGATGAGATTATCATTGATGACGTCACATCCGATAAACTCGGGGGTGTCTGACCAAAATGATTTGTGAACGTCACCGTAGAAACCACAGCTGCTGGCGATGAATGACCTCCATTGGACAGGTGTAAAGTCGGGGTCGTAACTCAGACCGTCGTCAGAAAAGATGAGCCAAGGTCGCTCTTCTTCTAACAGGTCGAATGGTGTGCCGTTGCAGTACAGCTCAACAGCTCTTGGGTCTCCTTTGACCATCAGGACTCGGATCTTGTAGATGAAATAACAAAGATATGTATAGCATGAATTTACAAATGAGGTGCTAGAGTCTCCTGATGATGTTCCTCCTGGCTTGATGAAGACGCTTCTGAAGAAACAGGTGTCCCAAACCTCTGAATAGAGGCTCCGGATCCATTCCTGTGTGCCTGATGTAGTTATGGCGGCAATGATGGTGCGTAATAAACAGCTTTGAGTTCTGTCACAGGAGGCAAAATCCGAACAAAATGCTCTAGGTCCGAATTTGGTTGCGTGCTTGTTTCTGAAATCATCAGAATCCTTGTTGATCCCCACACAAAAAGGTGAAGTGGGGTCTTTAGCTAGGGACTTGAACCGGACAAAGTTTTCATAATTATGAAGACGAGAATAAATCAAATTAGTGGCTGTTCCAGCCATGACGGTTCTAGTTTTCTTCTTGCTTATGCACTGATTCTTCACCAACATTGTAGTGGTGGTATTAAATGGAGCCCCAAGGTCAAACTCTTCTGGCGTATACAAGGTGCTCAAGACTTTTGTGTCTAGGCTTCCGACGCCGGATCTTGAATGGCGATATGATGGGAGCTCCATTGTGTCAACTCCTTTTTCCAACTCTCTCATCAAAGAGAGCACTGCAGCTTTGATTTCACAGTCTAGGAAACAGCCCGTGCCGTTTAGAAAACACTTGACAACGTCTTCACTTGCCAGTGCATAGTCCCCACACAACTGATATCTAGTGGGGCAGCCCAATTTCTGGGCCATTTCTATACAAAAGTGATAGGTGGGCCTTGGTGATGTGAATGGTGGCGTGCGGAGAATTGACTCTCCATCGTCATACACATATGGAGTTTCTGGCACTGCACAGTAATTCAGACGATCTGATGTTTCAGTCTGAGGGAAGGATCCGAGGGGTGAATTTGTAATTTTTGACTCGGTCCACATAATTTGCTTCTCTGGCCTAGTTGGTGTATACACTTCAAGGATTTTCTCAATTAGTGACAATTTGTCTTCTGGCCATGTGTGTGATATACTGTGCTCCTGGACGTAATTAAACGCCCGGTTAAAGGCTTTGGTTACTTGTTGTGAAAAGTAAGAGACTTCTCCGAGAGGGGAATCGTGGTCAACACAAGACCCGTCAAGATAGTAGTCTCCGACCTCATGCATGTAGTTGGGCGTAAAAGATGGGATGGTTACTTCGCTGCCAACTATGTAGCTGATGAAACAGTCTAGGACAGTGGGGTCTTGGGCGTCAGAGACAAAGTAGTTACAGCCTCTGAGGTTCACAATGCTTTCTCTTGTAGTGGGACAAGGGTATCTGTTAACACAGAGTTTCAGCCTTACAGCGGGATCTCCGCGGACGATGGTGAGGTCCTTGTTCGTGATTAGGCCTTTGTCGGAACTGTTCACGAAACTAAGGCTGGCCCCACCCTGATCTAGTTTAAAGGATTGTTTCTGAGGGCGTTGACGGCTTTAGCAGCATCGGAGCTCAAGGTCTTGGCTGGGGCCTTCTCGCCGTACTTGCCGAACACTAGATCTTCAAATTTGCTATAGTCTTCTTCTGACATTTTTGAATACTTCCATTCCTCGGTGATGAAGTTGTTGCGGACGAAGGACTTAACAGCCTCCGATGGTGGTGATGAAAAACCGTAGTTCTGGCCGCAGTGACTGAATGGGAAAATGATACCTCCGGTGATGGCTCCAAATCTGGCTTTGCCGCATTTGAACACCATGACGTCTCCAGTTTTAATGACTGACACGATGGATTCGGATGTTTCTGGGGTTACAACGTCAAATATGGAATAAACTTCGCCGGCAAAAAGGAAAACTTCCCCTCTAATAAGGGCATTTGGATATTTATCTTTGATTTCTTCAGTCTTACCGATGGGCGTTATGATGACATCTCCCGGCACCACGGTAGAGTTGGGCTCAAACATGGACAAACATGTCTGGGTCTTTTCCAAATCTGATTTACTCTGGCTTGCGCATTGGCTTGCGGCGATGTTCTTCTGGAGTCTTTTAAGCTGGGCGCTCATGAAGTCGAAATTGGCCTTCTCGATGTTGTAGGCTTTAATACAAGATTTGCATTCATTGAGCCTGGCTAAGGTCAGCTTATCGTCACCGGTTAGTTCTTGGGCTTCACACTCCATGAAAACGGCTGTGTCCACGTTATTTCCTTGGGATGACAACACATTACTGAGGGGGACATTATATAACCGTTTAGGAGTGGGCTTTTCTTCTTGCTTGGGAACTTCGGGTTTGGCTTCTTCGGTTTCTGGCTTGACAGAAAACACTACTTGCTCCCGGATGGCAAAATTAATTATAGCTGATAAACAAAAGCTACAGGCAAGACGGATATACAATTCCTCTTGATTAACAAAAAGAAGAAAAGCGACAGATAAGACTATAACAAAAATTACATTAACTTTCTTAACTATACAACATGAAAACACGCGGCTAATAAGCAGCCAAACGCAGCTAGTTGGGTCGAGGACAAGGATGGGTGTCCAAACAAGGATATCTAGCAGGCGTCGGATACATTTAGGGGCGAGCACAAGGATAGAAAAGGCACCAAGAGAAGCTACAGGGCCGTGGGGACCAAATGCTCTCAACACTGCAAGAATTACAATGATGAGGGTGAGGTCACAAGACTCTGGGGTTACTCGGGTAAAACAGCTTAAGAGGTCAGTTGCAATAATATTGGTATCTCTGGTGATTCCGCTTGGGAGTACAAAACTTGATGGTAATGGGACAAGGTTTCCGGCGGATCTTTGATTAAGGTCGCTCAGAGAACATCCATTAAAGCTGTTGAGTTCGCCTGCTAAGTTCGAATATGAGGCGAAACCACTTTTGTTGGAACCATAGTGGACACCGATGACAACATCGGTAGGCAAGTCAGTGGCGAGGACAGGTGATCCTGAATCTCCTGGGTCTGATTGAACGAAATATCCTCCATTCACAATGACGCCCCGGTGCTCAAGTGCTCCGAGCACGCTCACTCTTCCAGAATAAGCTCTTTGATCCACAAATTTGGGTCCCATAGGCATGCAGCAGTCGACATCAGGGGTGAAACAGGCTGTTTCTCCTGAATAGATGACATTGTTGGCTTCGACTGAAAAATCTTTGAATGTGCAAACTGCGCCATTAGTTAGGGCATGCCTAGTGCTATAGATTTTCTTCCCTGAAACAAAACAAATTCCATTTCCATTTGCGCCGTAAACTGATCCGACCCAAGCAGAGTTGTGAGGTCTACTTGCTTCAGCAGCTTCGGGAATGATGGTTGGGGGCTTATAGAGAGAAAACGTACCACGAGTAGAACAATCGAGAGCGGCTTTAATGAAAGGGGAACTGAGTGACAAAGCACACATCTCGGATGAGCTAACGCCGTACTTGAGCATTAGAGAACAGGAGGTCCACGGTGTTACAACAGTTGGTGCGCTAGGGTGTAAACTCAACGTTAACAAGGGGATAGCCAACAGGATCATAACAATCACTAACAACAAAAGACGAAGATTGCCATCAGTTAAATACACAATAAGGCCTAAAATAACATGGGGGGAACTTCCAACACCCATGCAGAGCACTTCAAAAACACAAGAAAAAAGATAGGCCTCTGGACTAAACCAGCTAGTAAGGAGTTTGATTAAACAAACAGCGCGGACGAGTCCTACACGCATCCCTGGACCATAGGTCAACAGTTGGAGGGACCAGATGAGAAAATAGAGGACCCAAGATGGGATGTTTACATTGGTGATAATGCGCTGGAATCCTAAGGATGTCTTGACTATGCCGTTATTAGTTTCTCCGCAACTAATGAACGAACAAGTTACATTGACAGAGCTAACTTCAGCAAATGGGTTATAACAGAACGGATCAAAGGTACCGACTCCACAAGTCACGAAGTTAAGGGGGATCAATAAGCAGTAACAAAAGATATAAGTCAGACACACAGCTGGTGGCATTGATGATAACACTAAGGTGATTTTCTGGTGGATCCGGTCGACCAGTGTTGTTTTGTCGACGTGTGAGCGTCTAAGACAAACGACGCCTTTGCTAGACATGATGTCTCGCTGATCCTCAGAGATTCCATCCACGCTTCCATGATAAAAGGAACTGGTCCACAAATTGCGGTCCCAGGGGAATTCTCCACACACCTCTGCAAGACAGTAGGTAGACTTAGTGACAGTGTAACTGACAGTTGAAAGGAAGGTTGGACTACAGTTTTCTGTAGCTTTCTTAAGACCCATGTCGATGACTAATCTGGGGCCTGGCTTGAATTTGGGCCAATAACTGGGCAAGTTATCTGGTTTTTCTGGGCCATAACTTGGGAGACAATATTCGACTGAATTTGCAATTACGGTTACTGGGGCCCCACTGATGTAGGCTAAATAGATGCATGAGTCCCACTGTTCAGTGGTTGAGGGTGTGCTCATGACAGTGTGTGGGGTGTACTTTTTGATGTCGAATGAGTGCCAGGCAATTCCTTCACTTTCAGTTACGTAGACAATGGGGTCTTCGTCTCCAAATAAATACATGCTGCTCCTTAGGACTCGGCGGAATCTGCATCCAATCCTGATTCGGGTCAATAAGGGGATTTGGATATTCTGGGTGCCGAGTATAACTACTTTAGTAAACGTTAGTGATAAAACCACAAGGCATGACAACGCGAGACACACTACATCCAGCAGGATGGTGTGCAGGTGAATGTGGTAAAGTGTGGCGAGTAGAAAGCTGATTGGGCCGAATGCAGCAGGTTCGTGTCCTACTCTTCGCTCAAGGGTGCACTGATAGATGGTGAATGCCCCGATGATGCTGAAGAGGGCCTTAAAGATGACGTTTCTGGACTTGCTTCCTACTCCAATGATGATCGCTCCTCCCACTGGACTAAATGGGGCTTGTAAAACTCCGAAAAGTAAGACAAGAAGGAGGGGCAGACTTAGACCTAGCTCATACTTTGCCTTGTCATATGACAGCTTCGGGCGAAAGTTGGTGGTGCCTTTAACAAACTTGTTGTAAAAGGTTGAGGCTCGAAGCATAGCAGAGTGAATGTGGGTTCCGGGTCCGAGAACGTGTTTGTGTTCCTTGATTGTGTCGTTGAAATACTGCCAGTATTTGGGATCTGGTGGTGGGTCACAAAATGACGCGACAGGTTTTACACTTGAGTTGGTGGAAGTGGTGGCAGTTACAACGGGTGGTATGGGTGACACGACAGTGTCAATTGGGGAACTCACTGCTTTCTCCTCCGCCGATATAATTGGCTGAGGGGTAACTAACGGCTTAGACTGAGGTGCGGGTATTAGCCCCTCAGTGTTGCTGGATGTGTCGGATGACCCTTCAGTCTCCGATTGACTGGAGCCAGTTGAACACGTTGATGCGGTGTCTGACTCTTCTGATTCCCAGTCGGCTTCCTCCCAGTCCTCAAACTCCTTCTGTGTGCATTCCAAACCATCTAGATAATATCTGGTGGAACCTGCAGGGTTGGTGCTTGTGGGTGGTCGGATCGAGTCTGAGCTCAGTGCTTCTCCGATGTTAAACTCGCCCGAGAGCATGTAGTAGTGGTTGTTATGGAGCAGCCACGTACCAGTGCCTGGGCGGATCTCTTCATTGAAACCTAAGGGCAATTTCTTCATCATACAATATTTATACATGTCTTCAAAACTTACCCAACCAGATCCCCATTCCCCGATGTAAGTGGCCATGTCGTCCACGTTGGTACCCGTGCTGGCTGCACAGTATCGCAATACGTGGCGACCGCAATCACCGTCTCCAGGTGGATTGAATTTGGTTGATTTGGTGAGCAATTTCTGAAATTGGCGTTGACTGACGAATTGCTCTCGCCTGCCATGGGTGTCGCGTGGGGAAGGATAGATGTCGTCGCAGCTGGGGTAATAGACGTCTTCCAGCTCTTCGGTATTAGTTCTTAAGTCGAGCAGATTATGACCGATGACGACTATGCATCTAGCTTTGTTGCAAGGGAGTTCCTCATAGAGGATCACTTCATCCAACTCATCGATGTTCCGGACACTGTTGGACTTGGTGAAATTCTTGATGGGGATCAACTCGCCTGTGGCTGCAACAATAGCATCAAAAGCATCAAAGCTTAGAGGGTGACGCAGGTAGATCTTTTCTCCTGAAACAGCATCGAAGGGTATTCCTTCCTTGGAATGGGACGCAACGTAGCTCCCTGAGCAATTATACTGGACGTGCTTGCCACTGATGGAAAAGCGAGGCACACCAGAATAATAACTATCAGGAACGACGAAAGAACCACCAGAAAATCCAACCACAACAGATGGACTATAGCAGGAGAGCAGAGCCAGAGCGGCACACGGCCCCATATGTAAGGGATGCATAAACTGCTGCTCATAGAGATCTCTGGAGATCTCCCAGCTCCAAGCGTCATCATGGACGCTAATGACCACAAATTCTCCATTATGAATTTCGGAAGACCAGCTTTGAATATTGAGATCTTCTTCAAGATCCAAATCTTGGAAACCTGAGTACTCAAGGGGGCACCAGGTCGTTGGAGAGTAACTTGGAAGGATGTTGGTGTTTTCACCCCACTTAGCATTGATGACTAGTTTATAACGGGGTTCGAGGGATCCAAGTTTAAGATCACTTCCTGGCTGGAGCTTAGTGGATTCTGACAGCAGGTGAGGTATGACACCCGCTCCATATTGCTGGATAGCTTCTTCAGGTAGTCCATTAAAATAGACCACAGGCCTGTGAGCTTCAGCAACATTGCTGACAAAGCGGAAATAACCAGAATCTTGAATGCTGCCACAACGTATGTAACAGCGGCGGTCACCCACAACACGATATGTGGTGACACGATCATCATCTTGACTAGATGGATAACTGATGATGAATTTCTCCTCTTCAAAACAAGAGCTCAATCCGGCACCCATTACCAGTAGTTAGGATCACAGGAGACAACACTGAGATGTCGTGGAGATTGATGGAGATCAGTGTATAAAACACTGAACCTAAGCTCTATAACGTCAGAGCAAATAGGATTTTAAGTATACTTAGTGCGCGAGAACACTCGCGTTTAGCCTGGTGAGCAACTAAGTAGAAAATAATGGTCCGTTGATGAAGGTCACAGACCGTCAGCTAGATCTCAGAAGTCGAGTCAGATGAGGGCACGCCCTCTCGAGTCTGAAACGATGGTCAACTGAGTTTGGGTCGCTGACTAAGAACGAGCGCTGCAAAGCACGACCACCTCCGTTGGACGGTTACGGAGGCTTTTCAAGGCTTGCCTTCCTGACGTTGTCAGGCTAGGGGCGGGTCGAGTTTGGAGTCGCTATAGAAGGGTCGGCAGTACCTGTACACAGGCTGCCGCCTCAGAGATATCCGCGGGGTTTCCAC